TGACAGCTACAGATGATTGATAAGCAAAATATCATAGACAATCTCAAGAATGTATATGATCCTGAGATACCATCTGCTAGTCTATATGATCTGGGATTGATCTATGATATTGCTATTAATGAAAAAAAATATGAGGTTTCTATTAGACATACATTGACGAGTGCCTTCTGTCCGTTTGCTGATCAGATAGTTTCTGATATTAGACAAGCAGGGTACGTAGAAAATGTTCGTAGTGTGCAAGTAGAAACTACTTTTGACCCACCGTTTAGTATGGAAATGGTTCCAGAAGAAACAAAGCTATTATTAGGATGGATGTAACATGATACTTAGTCCTCAACGTATCCAAGAAATAAAGAATACAGCCTTGGAAAATTTAAAGAAAGCTGACAACAGTAGAGGTGGTCTGGACAAGGAGAAGTACTGGTCCCTCTATCGAACTGATGTTAGAGAACTTCTTGGTATTATTAGAAGTCTTGAAGAGGAGAGAAACAAATGAGTAAAAAAAGTAAGAAAATCTTTATGAAAGGTAGAGGTAAAAATATAGTATTAGGTAGAGGACCAAGAAAAAGTATGCATGATCATAGTTTTAGACAAACTCAGTTGGATCTTACAAGAAAAATTATTAACAGATCTCAACTCACTGGAGGAAAAAGATGAGTGATGAATTATTAATAGGTCGTCTGCAACATGACGTTCAAACTTTAAAAGAAAGGGTAGGCTATCTAGAAGAAGAAATAAAGGAGGTAAAAAGAAAAGAGTTTGAAGAATTTATTAAACACAGTGAATGTAATCTACCATGAGTAGTGCTAAATGTAGGTGTGCTGAGTGTGGCTCAGATAATATTGAGTGGACGGTTGACCTTAATGATCCGATACCTTGGGATTATTATACCTGTCTTGAATGTGATTATACAGATCAGAAAAACTATTTTAAAGGGAGACAATAATGGCTGATGAAGAAGTAGAAGTACAAGAACTTGACGAAAAAGATTTAAAGATCAAGGCTCTTGAAGAAGAACTTGAACAACATAAGAAACTATTTAACATACATCGGGCAGGGCTGCAACCTTACCTTGACGGTATAGTTAAAGAGATTGTATCGAAATTACACATCACATATAAGGAGAAGTAAATGATATTTGCATTATTATTTATGTCAAAAATTATATTCTATGCAGAGAACGAAGAGTTCTTTGATGAAGCTCAAAGACAAATGGAGAATGATCCTGATTTAACATGGAATTATGTGGGAAAACAAAACCCTAACCCAAATGTTAAAGCTATTACTTTAACAGATGAGAAAGGAAAATCTTATATCATGTGGAGATTAACTAAATGAATATCATAGAAGGTAAGGTCTGGGGTACTACAGAACCGCTGCTTCAGTCACCAGCCATAGAGATACATAGGATTCGAGTTAATAAGAATGGCTATTGTTCTCAGCATAAACATCAGTCTAAGATCAATGCCTTCTATGTAATTAGGGGAGAACTAGAGATCAAAAGATGGAAGGACTATGGATTGTGTGATAGTACTCACCTCTTTGCTGGTAATATGTCTATTGTACCAGCAGGAGAGATGCATATGTTCGTAGCTCATCGGGAAACTGAAGCTCTTGAAATCTACTGGGCTGAATTAAATCATGATGACATACAACGTGAAAATGTAGGAGGTATATAATGGATATAATATTATTACTATTAGTTATACTAGGATTTTAAGTAATGAAAAAATTATTACTTGTATTTACATTGTTTATTACTATGCTATCTACAGCTAAAGCTAATGAGTTTGAATGTTTAGTTGAAGCTATTTATCATGAAGCTAGAGGTGAAGAATTTATTGGCATGTTAGCTGTAGCCGGTGTAGTATTAACAAGAAAAGAAAGTAGTAAATATCCTAACACAATTTGTGAGGTAGTACACCAAGCTAAAACATTTAAAGGAAAAATTATTAGGAATAGATGTCAGTTTAGTTATTACTGTGATGGTTTAAAGGAAGAGTTTAAAGATGTTGCTTCAGCATTATTAGCTATGGATGTTGCAGAAATGTCACTAATGGGTATACAACTCAAGCAAACTGTAGGTTGTACTCATTATCATGCTAGTTATGTTACACCTGAATGGGCATCAGATCCTCACTTTAAAGCTATGGGCCAGGTTGGTGCTCACATATTTTATATTGACATGTCTAATTAAATAGTTTATAATATAATTTATAAGGAGTTTAGTAATGGAATTAAATAATAATATTATAAATAAACTTCATAAAGATATAAAATATTTAAAACAACAAGTGGAGGATAAAGATAATACAATAAAAAAATTAAGGGATGAAGTGTCTAAATTAAAACAAGTTGATGCTAATCAGAAATGGGTAGAGTTAAATGGTTAAAAATTTATGGCAACATGAACGTCAATTTTTGTTTAGAGAATTAGTCAAACAATATATTGAAGAAGGATATGTTCCTAAAGAAGCTAAAAAATTAGCCAAGCAGGAAGTAAGTGAAATTATGGTAGACAAAGAAGATTTTGTTCAACATGTATGGAAGGAGTCGTTTCGAGATGTCTGAATGGCAAATTGTTTTAGAAAAAGAAGTTGGCAACATAGTTGTTGGCACTTTCAAAACTAAAAGAGCAGCAGAACAGGAACTTAAAGATCGAAATAGATTAACTATTCATATGGGATATTCTCCCGAACCAATTTATAAAATAATTCAAAAGAAAATTTAGAAAGGATTTCCTATGTCTGGAGAGTGGGGAGATAGAGGAACTTGTTCTAATTGCGGAGCAAGTAGAGCGAATGTCCAGCATAAAGATGGTCATTCATATTGCTTTAGTTGTAACACAAGGTTTGGAGATGATGTAACACCAAAAGAAAAGGTTATACCAATGTCAAAAGATCCTATTAAAATAACTACTGGTTTATTATCAGAAATTTCTGATAGAAAAATTAGTCGAGAGACAGCTAAGAAGTATAGTGTAGAAGTTAAAAAGACCGGAGATACTATAACTCATCATATTTATCAATACTTTGATGGAGATGGTAATCATATAGCCAACAAAATAAGAGAGGTAAAGGATAAAAAGTTTTGGTCAGAAGGAAACTTAGGAGATGCTCAACTTTTTGGACAGAATATCTTTCTTCAGAAAGGAAAGTTTGTTACTGTCTGTGAAGGTGAGATAGATGCCATGTCTGCCTATGAATTAATGGGAAGTAAGTGGCCCTCAGTATCTATTAAAAATGGAGCTGCATCAGCAGTAGAAAATTGCAAACAAGCCTTTGATTATTTAAATCAATTTGAAAAGATTGTCTTATGTTTTGACAATGATAAGCCTGGAAAAGAAGCAGCACGTAAGGTTGCTCAATTATTTGAACCTAATAAATGTCAGATTATTTCTCTTGAATTAAAAGATGCTAATGAATATCTTATTAATGGACAGAGACAAAAGTTTACAGAAGCATGGTGGAATGCTAAAGTTTATACACCAGCCGGTATTATTAACTTAGCTGACTTAGGTGAAAGTCTTTATGATGAAAAAGATTGTGAAGTATGTAAGTATCCTTGGGAAGGGATGAATGAAAAAACTTACGGCATGAGAACCGGAGAACTTGTTTGCTTTACATCTGGTGCGGGTATGGGTAAGTCTAGTATTGTACGTGAACTAATGCATCATATTCTTACCATTACAAAGGATACCATAGGAGTTCTAGCTATGGAAGAAAGCATACGTAATACTGCATTCAATATCATGTCTGTAGAAGCGAATGCTAGATTATACATCAGAGAAATACGAGATCAGTTTACCAGAGAACAACTTAGAGAGTGGCAGAATGCTACCATAGATAGCGAAAGGTTCTTTGCGTTTGATCACTTCGGTTCCATATCCAATGATGAGATACTGGATCGTGTTAGGTACATGGCTAAAGCTTTAGATTGTAAATGGATAGTTTTAGATCACCTATCAATTTTAATATCAGGTAATGAAGAGTTTGGCGATGAAAGAAAATCAATAGATGTTTTAATGACTAAACTAAGATCTCTTGTTGAAGAAACAAACATAGGATTAATATTAGTTTCACATTTAAAAAGACCAACAGGAGATAAAGGACATGAAGATGGTAAAGAGGTATCTCTCTCACACCTTCGAGGATCTGCCAGCATAGCTCATCTATCAGATAGTGTTGTTGCCTTGGAAAGAAATCAACAAGCCGAAGATCCACAAGAAGCAAACACTACTACTATACGCATACTTAAAAATCGATATACAGGTGATACTGGTATAGCCTGTAAATTATTATATGATAAACAAACCGGAAGAATGTCACAAGTAACTAACCCTTTCATGGAGAATACTAATGAAGAAACCATTTAATAAAACTTTATATGATATCGCAGATACTACTGCTAAGAAACATATGATAGGATGGTTGGAACATAATGATCCTAAGTGTACTGTTAATTCAGAAGAAACTACTTACTTTGATTTAACTGTTAAGACAGATGATGGAAGTGCTCCTTCATTTTATGAAGTAGAAATTAAATATTCCTGGAAAAATGAGTGGCCTGATAACTGGTTGGAATTACGTATTCCTCATAGAAAGAAAAGGTTACTTGAAAAATGGAAAAAAGAACATCGTAATTGTTTACTTACATTTATAGTTTTCAATCATGATTGCAGCAAAGCATGGCACGTTGATGGTCAAACAGTATTAGATAGTCAAGTAAAAGAAGCTCCCAATCGAAATGTAAAAAAAGGTGAACTCTTTTTTCATATTCCTATACAAGAAGCTTATCAAGTGGATATGACATATGACTAAAGCTATTGTTGACATAGAAACAGATGCTATCAATGCTACAAAAATACATTGCATTGTTGCAAGATCTCTTACCTCAAATAAAGAGAAGGTATGGATTGAAGATGAGTGTCAACAGTTTGCAGAATGGTCTAAACAAATAGATGAGTTTGTAATGCATAATGGCGTGAGCTTTGATGCACCAATATTAAATAGATTAACTGGTTCCAATATAAAGTTATCTCAGGTGCGGGATACTCTGATTGAGTCACAGTTATATAATCCTATTAGAGAGGGAGGACATTCTCTGGGAGCATGGGGAGAAAGACTGAAGTTTCCAAAAGGAGAATGTAATGACTTTAAATTTTATACAGAAGACATGCTCTCTTATTGTAAAAGGGATACAGAACTTACTAAACGATTGGCTAATACGTTATCAATGGAGGGCAAGAACTTTTCAAGGAAATCCTACGAACTTGAAAGAAAAGTCAGAGCAATAGTAGATCAACAAGAGAGAAATGGATTTGCTTTTGATTTAAAAGAAGCTATGATGTTTCTTTCTAAACTAGAAGATGAACAACATCAACTCGAATGTAAAGCTGAAGAGATGTTTGAACCAACAGAAGTTGTCATGAAAACTAAAACTAAATATATACCATTTAATATTGCTAGTAGAAAACAAATAGCAGAACGGCTGATTGAAAAAGGATGGAAGCCTACTCATAAAACTGAGAAGGGTAATGTAATTGTATCTGAAGAAATACTTTCAACATTAGATATGCCAGAAGCAGAAATGTTTAGTAGGTATTTTCTTTTACAAAAACGTACTGGTCTACTCAAATCCTGGATACAAGAGTGTGAGGAGGATGGTCGAGTACGAGGTAGAGTCATGACCCTACGTACTGTTACTGGTAGGATGGCTCACAATAGTCCTAACATGGCTCAAGTACCAGCTACCTACAGTCCCTATGGTAAGGAGTGTCGAGAGCTATGGACAGTATCTAATCCTGATACTCATGTACTTGTAGGAACTGATGCTAGTAGTTTAGAGCTACGTTGTTTGGCTCATTATATGGAAGATCCTAAGTTTACCAAGGAGGTTCTTACAGGTGATGTACATACAGCTAATATGAAAGCTGCGGGACTAACCAATAGAGATCAAGCAAAAACTTTTATCTATGCCTTTCTTTATGGGGCCGGACCTGCTAAACTAGGTAAGGTGGTAGGGGCTGGTGCAAGTAGAGGAAAGCAATTAATCACTAACTTTCTAGAAAATATGCCACAGCTAAAGAAATTAAGGGATAATATTACTGAAGTTGCAGAATCAGGAATCGTTCCAGCTTTAGATGGTAGACAGCTACAGATAAGATCACCTCATGCCAGCCTTAATACCTTGTTACAAGGAGCAGGAGCTATCATATGTAAACAATGGCTTGTTCATATGGATGAACGTATTAGAGCTAAAGGAATTGATGCAAAATTAGTAGCATCTGTTCATGATGAATACCAATTTGAAGTAAATAAAAAAGATACAACTATCTTTGGACAGATAACTAAAGATGCTATGAAAGATGCTGAAGCAGCACTTGATGTTAAATGTCTTTTAGATTGTGAATATAAAGAAGGTTTGACATGGGCAGCTACACATTAAATCTTTATTTTGGTTTAAATAGTTCTTGACATATATAAATTTACATGCTATACTATATGGGTAAACAATTAAAGGAGGTTGTTTTCAAAAAATACTTTAAATAAATTTTAAACACAACACTTTAAACACAATTTAAGGAGAAATTAAATGGCTAATACTAAAGGAAATTTACTTTCAGGTGACGCTTACTTTGCATCAGTTAACCGACCTAACACTCGATTTAAAACTGAAGGTGAATATATTATAAACGTAGCTAATCTTGATAAAGCTAATAAAAAGATTGCTACAGATTTAGGATTAACTGTAAAGAATGGTCATGATAAAATTCCTGGAGATTATGTAAAATTATCTCAAGGTACATCATGGCCTAATGGTAATCCTCGATCACTCGAAGTTCTAGATTCTGAAAAGAATCCCCATCCTTCTAATGTTAATGTTGGTAATGGCTCACAAGTAAATGTAATGTTTGATACGAGTGATTACAATGTTAATGGTAACGAGGGAACTAAAGGATGGTTGACTAAAGTACAAGTTGTTAATCTTGTAGAATACAATCCCGATGGTTTTGACATTGTGCCGGGTGGATATGTTGCTGATACAGAAGAAGTAGCTTTTGCTTCCTAACCCCTAAGAAAGGAGACTGAGAGGGATACTAAAAATTCAGTATCCCTCTCTTTTTTTGCATGAAAAAAATAACAACCTTGGTTGAAGATATATATAAAATATTTTCATTTGCTTCAATTGAAATGGACGAGAAAGAAGTAGATAAACATATTGATAATTTTGGAGAACAGTTAAAGATTCATTTAAAAACTTTTTTGTATGAAAAACCTAAACCAAATGGACATTTAAGATTATCTGCTATAGGAAAACCAGACAGACAATTATGGTATACTATAAATTCTAAAAAAGAAACTAGAGATTTAAAACCTAGTACTCGTATTAAATTTTTATATGGTTATATTTTAGAAGAATTATTACTAACATGTGCAGCTATTGCCGGACACAAAGTAGAGAACCAACAACAACAACTAGAAGTATCTGGTGTTGTAGGACATCAAGATGCTATTATTGATGATACTTTAGTAGATTGTAAGAGTGCTTCGAGTTCAAGTTTTATAAAATTTAAAAATCATAATCTTATTAATGAAGATCCTTTTGGATACATAGGACAAATTTCAGCTTATGCCGAAGCAAATAATAAAGATGAAGCAGCTTTTCTAGTTATTGATAAAACTACTGGGGAAATTTGTCTTGATAAATATAGATCATTAGAATTAATTAATGCAACTACTCGCATTGAACATCTTAAAAAAGTTGTTTCTAATTCTACTATTCCAGATAGATGTTATGCTCCTGTACCGGATGGAAAATCTGGTAATCTTAAATTAGCAGTAGGATGTATTTATTGTAATCATAATCAAGAATGTTGGCAAGATGCTAATGATGGACAAGGAATTAGAACTTTTAATTATGCTAGAGGAAAAAGATATCTTGTTAATATTAATAAAGAACCAGACGTACCTGAAGTAATTAATTAATAATGCACTGGTCATACGAAACAAAACGTGGAAAGGTAGATCTAACTCAATTTGGATTTGTTTACTGTATTACAAATAATAAAACAGGTAAAGCTTATATAGGATGTAAACAATATTTTAATTATAAGAAAGGTAAAAAGAAAGCAGAATCAAATTGGAAAAGTTATATGGGATCTAGTGCTCATCTTTTAAAAGATATTAAAAAATTTGGAAAAAAGAATTTTACCTTTGAAATTATAGCAGAGTTTAAAAATAAAAGAAGTTTAAGATATTATGAATGTTACTATCAAATGAAATACAATGTATTAACTTCTACTTTAGAAGGAACAGATGAAGCAGCCTATTATAATAATTATGTAGGTGGAAAATTTTATAGGCCAGTGCAGGAATATGTTGATTCCTACTAGTATTTCTGTCGAATCTCTTTATGATTTAAGTCAGAAAAATGGAGAAAAAAGTTTATACATTGCTGTTATTCTTCAAGCATTGCTTGATGTAACTAAACCAAAACAAAAAAAAGAAGCCAAAGAAATAAAACAACAAAGGGACCAGGCTCATGCATGGTTCTTTACATTTACAGGTGTGACTTGTAAAGATTTTGAAACAGTATGTCACTATGCTGGACTTGAACCTAAAAAAGTCCGAACATTTGCTTATGAAGTAATTAATTCAGGAGATACAGAAAATGTCAGAAGAAAATTCAGTTCCCTCATTTACTAAATTAAATCCTTTTGAAGTTCAAATTGGTGGAGATCATTATAAGGATTGTATTATTCAACCAACAGTCTATTCTCATTATAACAAATTAAATACATGTGAAGCAAACATTGTAAAATATATAACTCGACATAATAAAAAAGGTGAAGGAAAAGAAGATATATTAAAAGTAATACATTATGCACAACTGCTTTTAGAATTAGAGTATCCAGAAGAAGATGCACAAGCAGATCTCTTTAAAGATTTAATAGGGGAAAGGGGAAGACATGTTTAAATCAAATCGTAATCCACAATTTAGATCTAAGTTTAGTGAGGACATATTCTATACAAAGTATTCTCATGAAGGTGCAGAAACATTTCATGAACTGGCTTGTACTCTAGTAGAGGATGTATGTCAGGATAAGATTACCAAGGATGAAAAAGAATCTTTGGCAGATCATATATCTAATCTAAGATTTATTCCGGGTGGACGTTATCTTTATTATGCAGGAAGAGATAAGAAGTTCTTTAATAATTGTTACCTTCTTAAAGCAGAGGAAGATACCAGAGAAGATTGGGCTAACCTCTCATGGAAGTCTGAGTCTTGTCTGATGACAGGTGGTGGTATTGGTGTAGACTATTCGACTTATAGATCGGAAGGACAAACCCTGAAGGGTACTGGTGGTGTAGCTTCCGGTCCCATACCTAAGATGCAGATGATTAATTCTATAGGTCAGAAGGTTATGCAAGGTGGTAGTCGTAGGTCTGCTATCTATGCTTCTCTTAACTGGAAGCATGATGATGTGGATAAATTTTTAGTAGCAAAGAACTGGTTTGATATGCCTGTTGGTAGTACAGGTAAAACTTTATTTGATATTAAACAAGATGACTTTAACTTTCCTGCACCTCTGGATATGACTAACATCAGTGTGAACTATGATACTGAATGGTTGTTAAACTATTGGGAGAAAGGAGATCTAGGACATGTCTTTAGGACTAATATACATCAGGCTCTTAGAACAGGTGAACCAGGTTTCTCATTTAACTTCTTCGAAAAAGAAAATGAAACCCTTCGAAATGCATGTACTGAAGTTACTAGTGAAGATGATAGTGACGTATGTAATCTTGGCAGTCTTAATTTTGCTCGCATCGATGACCTTAATCAGTTGCAAGAGGTCGTTGAACTTGCCACAAAATTTCTATTGTGTGGGACACTCAGAGCACAACTCCCCTATGAAAAGGTGTATCAAGTTCGAGATTCCAATAGACGTTTAGGACTTGGCTTGATGGGTCTGCATGAATGGCTCATTCAACGAAGACATAGATATGAGACTACACCAGAGCTACATAGATGGTTTAAAGTCTACGAAGCTGAGAGTGATAAAGTATCTCGTAGTTTTTCTAAAAAATTAAACGTCTCTGAACCTGTTGCTGTTAGGGCTGTAGCTCCTACTGGTACAATAGGAATACTAGGTGGTACATCTACTGGAGTAGAACCTATTTTTGCTGTAGCTTATAAGAGAAGGTATCTGAAGAACAAGAGATGGCACTACCAGTATGTAGTTGATAGTGCTGCCCAAGAAATGATAGAACTCTATGGAGTTAAACCTGATAGCATTGACTCTGCCCTTGATCTGGCTACTGACTATGAAAGAAGATTAAACTTTCAAGCTAATGTACAAGAGTATGTAGATATGTCTATCTCTTCTACAATTAATTTACCAGCCTGGGATACTGAAGATAACAATGAAGGTAAGGTAGAAGACTTTGCTCAGACCTTAGCTAAATATGCTCATAGACTTAGGGGATTTACCTGTTATCCTGATGGATGTCGAGGTGGACAGCCTCTTACCAGAGTTCCTTATGCTGAAGCTATGGATAAATTAGGTGAAGAATTTGAAGATAACATACAAGCTCATGATATCTGTGAGATTAGTAATGCAGGAGGAACATGTGGAGTTTAAAAAAAATCTTGTAAAAAGATTAAAAATGTAGTATAATATAGTATATGGAATGCTAATGGTAGGTTCCATAACCTCTTGCTTAATTAAGGAGAATGCTATGAATGTAAGACTAGAAGGTGCTTGGCCTCCAAGTGTTTTAAAAGAACTTGAAAGGAGAGTTATAGGGCATCATAGATTATTAGAGAGAATAATAAATATAGATTTTGAAAATGATAGTCAGAATAAATATCCTCCTTATAATCTAATTAAAGAATCTGATACTGAATTGCGAATTGAATTAGCTTTGGCTGGCTTTACAAAGGAAGAAGTTAAAGTAATTCAAGAAGAACAGAGATTAACTATTAGTGGAAACAACTCTGAAAAGGAGAGAAACGAAAACATTTTACATAAAGGCATAGCAACTAGAGCTTTTTCAAAAACATTTCCTCTTGGTGAGAATATCGAAGTCACGGAAGCATCGTTTGAAAATGGGATGGTTATCATCAAGCTTAGACAGGATATTCCAGAAGATAAAATGCCAAAGCTCATAGAATTTAAATAAGAAGATGGGAGGGCATTTATTGAGTGCCTTCCCTTTTTATAGGAGATATCAATGAATAATCAAGAACAAGAACGAAAAGCACAATTAGGTTTTAT